AGGTTGGTGCTCTTCTGGTTTTAAGGCAAACGAATACGAATAGACACCTGGCATTGGGGAGCCGGAGTGGTGTTGGAATGGTTGAACTTGGTTAAAGTATTTACCCTTTTGCTCCTTGAAGCGATCTTGACCGTTGAGGACCAATTTGAAGGTACTCAAAGCACCGACAGTGGCGATGTCTTCGACCAAAGATGGTTCGCCAGCACCACCAATGAGGACTGGGGCACCGGAGAAAGAACCGGAGGTAACAACGTTCGACAAAGCGAGCGTCTTAAGGTTGGAGGTCATACGACCAGTGTTGAGGGACGTGAAGTTCCACAAGTTAGAGTGGGAGACGGAACCCTTGTCGAAACACCACACCAATTCTTTGACAGGGTGGTTGTACGATAAGCGAACTTGCTTGGTCGCTGCAGAAGTGACCGAATCGACACCAGTGTGTTGAACTTGTTCGATGAGATATTCGTGGGACTTTTGCGCAAATCGGCGTCGCTCTTCGGTGTCGAGATAGATATAATTACCCCAAACCTTGAACGTGCCAGTTTGGACGTAGGAGTCGTACTCGGAACTCAAATCGAAGTCAAGACGTATCTCGTGGTATTGAAGCGCGATTAATGGGAGGGCGAGACCTGGATTTCTGTTGAAAAAGAAGATCAAAGGCAAGTAAACCGTGCCCGATCGTGGACCAGTGGTCATCTTACCGTACGCAGACTTCTTCGCTTCGTCGAGGAAGAGTTCCGCGTAGAGGCGCCACCAGCGTTGGTAGTGTTTGTCAATTCTTTGACCGCCGATTGACAGTTCGACATCCTTAATCGCCCGCTCCGCGACCCAGCAGTTGTCTTCGGTACCGGCGGAACCGTCGAGCTTAGCACCGTTGGTGATTTCCGCGATAGTCGAGGCCTTGACGGCGAGTTCGACATACATGTCGCCAATAAGATCACCATTACGGGCAATCGTGACCGACACACGGCCACTGTTCGCCGCAGTGCCGTTAACCGTTTGTTCGATGTTCTCCATCGCGAAGTTGGTGTGACGCTTGTACACCGCTTGGAAGAATGTCACTTTTGGATTTCCTGTCAAGTAGACATCTTGGGCACCGTATGCCACGAGTTGCATTAATCCACCAGCCATTTTGTTTGTTTTGTACTATAAGCAGAGAAAAAAAATCTGGATGCGATAAAACACATAATGCATTTTCCTGGGGTATATAAATGGCAAGTAACCCACAGACCGAACCCACACCCCCAGCAGAAACCCCCGAACAAAACTCCGAATCCGAATACGAAACTGATACGGATGTTGAAGATGAAGACACTCCCCTTATCTTGGGCGATGACATCCTTGACCAGGAAGAATTGTTAGATGACCAGCCTGGTGATTACGATTTAATGGATGATGAATACATAGAGATGGATATGGGTGGCCTGATTACATCCATGTTATCGACTGAAGATGGTGAAACGGTCTGTTCTGCCCTGGTAAATATAGGCAATCAAATCGAAATGCAAAATAAAATTTTAGTAAAAATGCTTAGTCAATTAAAAAAATGAGAAACTGTCTTTGTAAAAAAACAAGTTAAAAAATGAATTCTAATACTAACAAATGAGTGAGCCCTCGACCTCCTCTACACATTTCATTAGGCCTAATCAAAACCCAAATGACTCGGATCTTGAAATGTGGAAGAACGCTTTACAAACGTGTGATGCAGAAAAATTGCTTGTAGTACTCGTCGACTTCGAAAAAGACTGGTGTGTCGACGACGTTAATAATTCACATGTAGCACTAAACTTAGGATTTAGAAAATTCTTCAAAGAATCCGAGTTACATACACAAACGGGCTTACCTTTAGTCGTGGATATTGAAAAGATATCTGGAACGAAAAATAGAAATTTTACTAACCTGGGGATTTTATATCATAGAGCTAAATCCCTTGGAATTTTAAAAAACGTCTATGATGAAAAAAACGAACTAACAATAGCTCATAGAGTCAATAGGTTGATAGAACAAATAGACGATGCGTATCAAATGGTATGGAGACATACACGAATTTCTGAACGTATAAACGACCCCCGCGCGATGCTTTCAAAAGGATCTGTCAACCCGGAGACGGACCCACACTCTCGTGCATTATTCCTCATAAATACAATGAAAGATGTAGAAGAGGCAAACCATTTCCAACAAGCTACCCTGGCGTGTCTACAAGATATTTTCGAAAAGGGATATAGGAGATATAAGGGCTATGTATGCAAACAAATAACCACAGAAATCGGACACAGTACACGAGCGTGGGAAGAAGTTATGACTATTGAAGAGTATGTGTATCACATAGTACAAAAGGAAACCCGATGGGATTTATGGTTAGCGTTTACAAATAAAGGAAACGGTTTCAAAGAGGTTATCAACCACTTAACAAAGTGTAAAGATATACAATTTCCCGATATAATAAAAAATCGACATATGTGGTCTTTTAATAACGGTGTTTTTGTTGGTAAGGAGTGGGATTTGAAATTGGGAAAATATGTATGTAATTTTTATCCATATAACTCCGTAAAATTTGCGTGTTTAGATAAAACGGAAGTAAGTTGTAAATACTTTAATAAATACTTCAACGACTATAATCATGTGGATGACTGGTACACTATACCAACCCCATACTTTCAGAGTGTTTTAAATTATCAGAAATTCACTAAAGAAGTGTCTCAGTGGATGTTTGTGATGGGTGGTAGACTGTGTTTTGAAACAAATGATCTAGACCATTGGCAAATCATACCATTTCTCAAAGGTATAGCCCGTTCCGGTAAATCGACTCTGATCACAAAAGTTTTTAGAAAATTTTATGAGGCGGCTGATGTAAAAACTCTATCCAATAACGTTGAGAGAAAATTTGGATTAAGTAGTATCTGTGACGCGTTCATGTTCATCGCTCCCGAAATCAAAGGAGATTTACAATTGGAACAGGCCGAATTTCAGTCGATCGTCTCTGGTGAAGACGTATCTATAGCAGTTAAAAACGACAAAGCTAAAAGCTTTTGTTGGAATGTACCCGGTATTTTAGGAGGAAATGAAGTACCTTCGTGGAAAGATAATTCTGGTTCTATTCTCAGACGTATCATGACATGGGACTTTATTAAACAGGTAAAGAAAGCTGATACACAACTAGACAGCAAACTAGAAGATGAATTACCTGTAATCCTTCAAAAATGTGTGCGCGCCTACCTAGAAGCCGCGCAAAAAGACCCAGACTCGGATATATGGAATCTTATCCCCGACTATTTCAAAACTATTCAAAAACAAGTCGCTATGTCTACGAGTTCCCTGCAACACTTCCTTGAATCTACGAACGTTGAATATGGTGTTGATCTATTCTGTCCACAGAAGGAATTCGTAAAAACGTTTAACGAACATTGCATGGCAAATAACCTTGGAAAACATAGATTCACCCGCGATTTTTGGGCGGGTCCGTTTAGTTCTCGGGAAATAGAAGTCCGTGAATCATCTCTATCATATAATGGACATATGTTAAGGCGTCAGCCTTTTATATTTGGTCTAAATATTGTACAAGACAGCAACGACATGGAAATTACACAAAATTATTAGAAACCTAAGTGCGACAATTATCTCCCCAAAAAAACTAATTCCATCTCAGGGGATGTTGGCAACTATCTGGTCGGACTTGGACAAGCTACTGAATAAACCAAAAACAAGGCCAACTACTATTAATAAAAATATATGTAAAGAATGCGAAGGAAAAAAGATATTTTCGAAAGAAGGATTACCTGTGTGTGAAGAATGTGGATTGGTAGATGATGTATATATAGATGAAAGTGCGGAATGGACGAGTGGACTCACCGAAGACGGGCGTGTAAACGACCCCGCGCGATGCGGAAATCCCAACCCAAATCCGGAGCTGTTTTCGGAATCTTGGGGCAAAGGAACTATTATTTCCACACAAAGAAATTCGTCGTATGAACAAAAACGCATGGCAAAAATAAGTTTTCACCAATCGATGAACCATAAAGATAGAAGTCTCTATCACGCGTATAAAGATATTGACGAAGCGTGTTCCAATACCATTCCAGACACCGTATTAAAAGATGCAAAAATGATGTATCGTAAATTCAATGAAGGAAAATTAACGCGTGGAGCTGTTCGTTCCGGAATAAAAGCGAATTGTGTATTGTATGCGTGTCGTTTATCTAATATCCCACGAACTACAAAAGAAATTGCAGATATGTTTGGAATCCAAAGCAGGGACCTGAGTCGAACAACACAAATGTTCAAAGACGTCATACTCGGTAAAACTGAGAAAAATTATGTGACGCGCCCACAAAATGTGATGCAAAGACTTTTAAATTCATTTGAAATATCCCGGGAGGAGAGAAATGAATGTAATAAGATGTGTACAAAATTAGAAAATTGTGTGGAACTCATGAGCAAAACGCCGAATAGTGTGGCTTCTGTTATTATTTATCTAGTTTTGTCTAGTAAAGTATCCAAGGCTGAAGTTTGTGAAAAATGCTCTATTTCTGTACCAACACTTAATAAAATAGAAGTGATTATTAAAAAACACTTAGAAGGTTAAAGCTAAAAATTGTTATATTAACTATAGTAATGATCAAATTATTTCTTGCCACGCCATGTTACGGGGGGTTATGTCTAGAGCGTTATATGATAAGTGTCATAAAATTACAGATGTTATGTATGAAATCTGGTATTCAGCTTATGATCGATACCACTGAAAATGAATCACTGGTCCACAGGGCTCGCAACGTTGCTGTAGGACGATTTATGCAACGCACGGACGCTGAGTGTTTTATGTTCATAGATGCCGATGTAGATTTCGATCCCCAATCTGTCGTTCGACTCGTAAAATCTAAACATGAAATTTCCGTAGCGTGTTATCCTAAAAAAACGATCATGTGGCATCAGGCACAAGAAGCTGTAAAGGAAGGCGATGAACGCGATATGGCTATGTTATCCTCCAGTCTAGTCGTTAACGTGGGAGCAAATACACGCTCTGTAGAAGATGGGTTTGTTGAAATATTAGATGGACCAACGGGGTTCATGGTAATCAAAAGGAGTGCTTTCGAAAAAATGCACGAACATTACAAAAACCTAGACTGTGTTAACGACCATCAAAATAGAGACTTTGACAAATACTGCGCCTTATTTGATTGTATGATAGATCCAGACTCGAGAAGATATCTATCCGAGGATTATGCATTTTGTAGAAGATGGCAGAAGATGCCGGGTGGGGGTAAAATATATGCTTGTGTATATTCATCCCTAGGACATGTAGGTAATTTGCCGTTCTGGGGATGTCTTAATGAAAGGCTTAAGGCTTAAAATCGTATATCTTATAATGAAAATAGCTACAATTATTGTCACTCGGAGTAAATCATGTCATGTTAAAACCATGCATACCATTCTTAGAATGAATCTTAGATGTATAGAATTGGGGTATAATAACGAAATTCTATTCGTGAACGATAATCCCTTTGATAAAGCGGAAGCTATTCGTAAATGTATACCCACCCACGACCGTATACTTTTTATAGACTTTGGAATATCGATGGACGATAATTCTATTTCCCAAATATTTGAAACTCGAGAAGGTATTGGATTCTTAGTGTTCCCAGCAGTTCTAGAAGGGATAAATTGGGATATGTTTAAGGAAAAAGTAAAGGCAGAATCATCCGAACCCATAGAACAAATGGGTCTCGAATTTGATACAGCGGTCTCTAATAAAATTTCGCCAGATATTTATACCGTTGATAAAACAAGTTCCGCGTGTTGGATCATGAATACAAAAAGTGTGCTAAAGAAAATAAAGGATAAATCTGGAAAATATACGGTTCGTCCACAAATGTCTACCATGTTTGCAGATTTCAAAACAAAAGGTGTCAAAATCCATGCATATACGGCAGCTAAGTTAACCATGACTTACAACCATGAGTGTGTAGGCAATATACTAAACGCGTCTGGCATTAAAAGCAATTAAAGAATAAAATTAAAAGTTAAACTAGAATGACCCGAGTGTTTGTAAAGAACGATGAACCACTTTACAAATACGCGATACATTTCATGGAGAGTATGTGGGGTACAAAGCGTGGTATATTTCCGGGAAGTCAGCCAGTTTCCGTAGAGTACAAACATTTCCCCATACTTCGTGAAAATGATTATGTTGTTTGTGAAAAAACAGACGGTCTACGATACATGCTTCTTGCATTCACGTTTGGTCCAAAACGCGTATGTGTTTTAGTAAACAGAGCGCTTGAAATGTTTATATGTCCACTCAATTTTAGGAAACAAATATACGACGGTACCATCCTTGAAGGGGAATTATATAATGAATTTTTCATGATATATGATTGTCTCCGAACGTGTGGTCAGGATATAAGAGAGTTGAATTTCTTGAACCGTTTAGAGCATATCGAAAAAACGGTTAAAAAAATGATCGTCCTAAAATCGGACCCTATCATTTTAAAAATTAAAACCTTTCATTTACTTGACGACTATGAAGAATTCTTAGATAAATATCTACCTACAGTATCGCAAAAAATTGATGGTTTGGTATTTACTCCGATTAATGAGCCAGTAAAATCTGGTACGCATGAAACTATGTTTAAATGGAAACCAAAGGAAAAAAATACCGTGGACTTCCTTATGAAAATGGGTCGAGATTTTACAGGGATTGGGAAAAGGAGTCCTCTAGTATGGAGACTCTACGTACAAGAAAGGGGTAAACTTATTTTCGAATCCTCCATTCCATGTAATAGGATTCCCAATGCGCCATGGTTTGAAGACAATGCTATTGTCGAATGTATGTATATGCCCGACGACACCCCCATGTGGTGGAAACCTATAAAAAGACGAACAGATAAAACATACCCAAATTCTAGGAGAACATTTTACAGAACAATCGTAAATATCAAAGAAGATATTGATATTAGGGAGTTTTTAGATTGTAGACCAGTACGTAATACCCCGCCTTCGTCGGAAACTCCGCAGGTCTAAGAATATCGTCATCTTGTAAAAACCATTTCTTATTTATTTTTACCATAGACATATAATGTCCCTTATTTTGATGCCCCGTGTGAATGATACACGATTCCAAATTATCCACATCTTCCATATGAATATCATTATTCTTTTTGTCGAACGAAACAATCATGATCTTCGGAAGTTTTGAAAAAATATTTCTCGTCGTCGCCACGTGGTGATTCTTCCCAGAATCATCTATATAATCCTCTAATACATGCCATTTTTTACTCTGTTTAATCATATCTATAACTGTCGGTGTTTCTACGTACGAATCTAAAATATGAATACTGAATGGTATTTTTATTTTATTTTTACCCCCATTGTAAATAGTTTCTTGTGTATTTTCTCCATATACGAGTTCTTTAATATATGGAATTGAATTTTCCAAAATATCTATTATACAAAATAATGCATCCTGTGCATCGTGTTGTTCGTATTTATTAAATCGTGGAAACTTTATTTGAAATTCATTTAAAACAGATATTATATTCAGTGGTCCAGGTATATCACTACAATAATACGCCTCTAATAATTTACGATATTCTCTAGTAAAACAACATTCTCCGTTATATGGAGTTTTTAAGATGTACATCGAGAGAGCTTTCATGTGCAATAAACATTGTATGGCAGAATTAAAATAACATGTATTTCCGTTATTGTAAAATCCTCGCATGTTAAAAAAAGCCAATAAAAAAGACTTAAGAATAAGCCGCGTTATAAAAAATGTAAACAATGAACTATCACGACATCTGTGACTCTATCCTCTCCGACGTAGAAACTTTGAAAAATGAAGACCACGTCGAAATGGAACTCCGTTTAGGAAAATTTAATGGCTCGTTCTTTGATACGAATGTAGGTAAAGACCGTTTTATGTATTTCATGCAAGGTTTGAAAAAATATAATGGTTGGGAAAAGGTTGTATCCTCACACACAGAGGTATTTTATCGTGAAAGTGATAATCTTCGCATCACCGTAGACGAAAATTCGGGTGATCAGGATATAATTACAAAAGAACGGGTCCTAAATAAAGATTTTCAGATGGCGAACGCGCCATATGATGTGAGATTTAGTATTTCTAAAGAACTCCCAATGGACGACGATTATGATGGAGAAATGGATAAAAAGAAAACGAAAAAACGTACATCTTTTATCCGTAAAAATTTGTCCATCGATATGACTGAATGCACGGGGGATTCTGACGATATGGACGCAGAAGAAATGAATACATATCAGATCGAATTTGAAATCATTAATCCTCGAGAAGTCGAAAATAAAGATCAATTATTTAACATTATTCACAAAATCAAGGACCTATTTAATATATTGCATAATACTAAATGAGTAATACAATATTCATATTTATCTGTCTCCTAGTGATTATATATTTATGGGGGAAACAAGATATAGATATGCAAATCGGAATTTTGGGATATAAAACCAAAAACTTCCATCTATCGAATGGAATGTCTCAGAGTACATTTTATTCTATGAAGGAAGGTGGAATATCTGACACTTCTCTCAAGGAATTTTTAATAATGGAGGATAGATTTCTAGAATTAGAAAAACTCTCAGTTTGTTCGGGGATGTCTAGAAAATACGAATCTTTTGAACTCTCTAAATTAATAAAAGATACATTTTTAGGATATGACTTTTCCTACCACACTATACACTTAAAACAAATATCAGAACCATCTAAACTTATAAATCGAAATATAACATGTTTATAATATTCAACACCATTCGCTTATGTTTTCCGCGTCTCATTTCGCCATAATTATCAAAAATAAACATGATGAGTCCGTTATCATTGGATTCACGATGTTCTTCTACCCATTTTTGGGGATCCGCACACTCGTAAAAATCATTTGTTAAATAGTATCTCACTTCCAACTCACTCATTCCATACTCCCCACTAGTTCTCTCCGTTTTTATATAATCTGCGATTACGTATAACATAGCATCTGTAAGACTTTCATTAGCATATTTGTTCAGCATCTTATCGCATGTATCTATATTAAACACAACACCCTGTTTATTTATACGCGTTTTAAGAAGCTCTCTAGGATCGTCCATTCTTATTCTTACTTGTGCTTGCACGCTTTAATGTTGTTTTATTCTTATTCTTATTATTATTTAAATTCTTGCGCATCTTCGTATATTTTTTCACGAAAGATTCTATTTGTGCCTTTGTCGCTTTAGGATTAGTCTTTACATAATTAGCGGCCGCATTTCCATATGTTTGGCGTACAAGTTTAATCTTCAGATTTGCTTCTCTGTCCAATTTCCATGCAGAAACCATATTCTTCTTCATATCATTTACGGGTTGTTTACGTAAAACTCCCTTTTTATTAACAAGTGGTGTTTTATTCTTCGCATTATTCAGTAATGTTTTGAATTCACGGACATCCGAGTTTATGGAAGGCATGACATTTTTATATTTATTCATCCACCTCTTACCATATAACTTAATAATATCATTCTTAATAGCAGAATCTGTTAGACGACGCCGCTCCATCTTATTGTCCACATTTTGTTGCGCTTTCTTTTTCTTATTATTTATCTTCTTATCAATAATTTGCTTCTTTTTAGACTTATTCGTGTCTTGTTTTATTTTAAGTTTTTCACATAAAGAAATTATTGTATCTTTATCGGTCACTTTAATACCCCTCTGTATAGCTATAAATACGAGTTCTTCCTTTTTGTATTTACGACAATCACGTTTACCAACCTTAAAATTAGCTACACCCCCCGCGTTGATTTTATCTATCATTTCACACAATTCGTCCTTCTTTGTACTCTTTTTTACACCGACAACACCCATTTTTTTAGCAACATCTAAAAGAGTTGATTGTGTGAGGCGCATACACTTCCTACCTCCGATTTTAAGACCGTCGTTATTTCTTGTAATATTCAGGGGTTTATTGGTATCATTTGTCTTAGACTTCGTCTTTTTACCCTTCTTTTTAGGTATTTTATAACAACATTCACTTCCTTGTGGATTTTTACGAACTTCAAATCCGGATTTACACGGGGGGCGGCGAGCGACCGGGCACGACGTCGCCGTTTTTCGAGATGTTTTACTACGGGTTATCTTTTTATTAAACCCCTTAAGACCCGTAATCAACCCCTTTGAATATAATTCGGTAGCAAGCTGTGAACCCGTATCATATGCTGACAGCATTTGTGCTGGATTACTCACACCGGATAATTGTATAACACCCGTTCCGGTTAAGATGTATTTATACCCCTTGTGTGTCATATATAAAAATGGAGTAATTTCTGGTTCATAACTCACGGAACTTGGGTAAGTTCGCGCAACTCCAATCATATTTATCGAACCATTAACCTTGAACTGTCCACTTAAATTATTGTATTCGAGATCACTGTATAGAAATTTATTACCGGCTGTAAAATTATCTATCAAATATTTTCGTATAGCATCCGGTTGTTTATCTATATTTTGAGAACCAATAAAACCCCCCGAAAATCGTATCTTACCATTTCTATATATGGTAAAACTTATACCTTTCGTCTCCTCTCCATTCGATACGTCTGCAACAATGGATGCCGCGAAGTAGTTTTGATTCATATTTCCACGAACACCGTATTCTCTTGAAATACTTATACCCGTTCTAAATTGTCCATAATACCCCTTTATTTCGCTCACGTTTATGGTAAGTCCAAACCCTATAGGAGTCCTTCCATTATCCACATTTTTAAATGATTTTTTAAGAATGTATGATATATCAACGCGAGATGCTTTAGGTGTAAATGCTTTATTCACAACTATATTGTATATACCGGGATTGAGTTTACTAATAGTAAACGGTTGTGGCAAATTTCGAATATAATCGTTATTTATGAAATTTTCTCTGCTTACCAAATCCTCTTCTATTTCACGCGCCAATTCCGCATTAGCTGTATTTAATGACGACGTGGATCCGGGAGATTGGATATTTACATTTGAATTTCTTAAAAATTCTTTGATGGATTTATTGCTCATCCTTCTTATATATCACAAATATTTTATTAAAAATTTAAGTTAGATGCGTGTTGTTTCGCAAAAACCTCTATATTATCTACCATTTCCTTATATTTCTTGGCACCTGGGCTCGACGGAAACCATTCGTTCCAATTCTCGTCTATTGTTTTATGATCTGCTGGTGGTAAAACCAGTCCATCTATGTAGTCATCTGGTACAATAAAACCAGACAAATCGCTATCGTCGTCGTCGTCTGATAAATCTATAATATCACTCTCTTCGTCGTCGTCAATATCGTCTATAAGAGCAAACATATTCTCCCCCAAGCATTTAAACACGGGAATGTCATTATCTAAATGATGTTCCAATAAATTCCCTTCCTGAACAAGCTCCTCCTTCTCTTCGAGTTCGTGGATGAGAGCGCCCTTATACATGCGTGGAGTTTCTGAATAATACGATACAATGAGATAATCATCTCTATTGTCTACCACCTTCGCGTACATTTCGTCTTCAATATCCTCATCGTCGTCCACATTTACCAAAACTTTTATAAGATCTCCAGGATAAATTTCAGAAAACTTAATCATATCTAAAGTTTTAAAACATAAAATCTTTAATAATATTACGTGAAAAGATGGGTGTCGAGATTTTGTCGAAAGATGGGTGCAAGTACTGTGACCACGCTGAAGAACTATGCGTATCGTACGATTTAGATTATAAAAAAACATACGTCGATAAGAGCGAACTTAAAAAAAGATGTGGTGTCGCGCGTGCTTCTTCCTATCCGCAAATATTTATGGATAATGAATACATCGGCGATTTCTTTGAATTTCAGGATCATGTCGACGATCTCGAACCCATATTAACACCAACCTTAAACAGGTTTACTGTATTTCCCATTAGACATGAAAAACTCTGGTCCATGTACAAAAAGGCTCAAATGAGTAATTGGACCGCGGAAGAGATAGACTTATCAAAAGATATGGATGACTGGGTTGAATTGAGTGAAAATGAACAACACTTTATAAAATATGTTCTGGCATTCTTTGCTGGTTCGGATGGTATCGTATTTGAAAATATAAATAACAACTTTGCCGATGAAGTTCAAATATCCGAGGCGCGTTCATTCTTTGCCTATCAGTGTCATAATGAAATGGTACACGGGGAAACGTATTCAAAATTAATCGACAAATATATCAAGGATACATCCGAAAAGAAAAAACTATTTGAAGCGATTAACACAATTCCGTGTATTGAAAGAAAAGCGCGGTGGGCTATGAAATGGTTCGATAGAGAACGCCCATTCGCGCAACGTCTTTTAGCTTTTGCATGTGTTGAGGGTATATTTTTTTCCGGATCTTTTTGTTCCATATTTTGGCTAAAAAAGAGGGGTCTTCTCCCGGGATTATGTTTCAGTAACGAATTAATTAGTCGAGACGAGGGTCTTCATTTGGAATTCGGTATTGAATTATTTAATATGATGAAATCTAAACCTTCACGTGAAATCATAGGAGAAATCGTCCGAGAAGCTGTGGATATAGAAAAGGCATTCATTATAGATGCACTTCCGTGTAGTCTCATAGGCATGAATTCTTCTAAAATGTCCGAATATATAGAATATGTGGCCGATAGATTATTACTTCAAGTGGGTCACGATAAAATCTGGAATACACAAAATCCCTTTGATTTTATGGAGAATATTTCACTCGACGGAAAAACAAATTTCTTTGAAAAGCGTGTCGGTGATTATGAAAAATAGACGAG